TTCTCTAGATTTAAGTTTAAGAAGCGGATCATGGTCAAATTGAGACGTAATTTTCTTTTCTTCCTTCATAAAATCTTCAGTCATTTCTGCAATCAATACTGCTTTTCTTGCTTCTATCTGTTGAGTAATTTGTTGCACCTGTTGTTGTGCCTGTGGATTAACTGCAGCTTGTTGTGAAAGCATTTGCAATTGCTGCATTTGCTCTCTGAATTCTAATTGTACCTGTTCTTGAGCCATTAAACTAATATGCTCTAAAATATTTTTCTGTAAAGCAGCCATAACCATTGGATTATTTCTAACCATGTTGGTTGACATAAAATTCAGATGCGCTGTAACGTGAGCTCTATGATCCTGACCTGGAAACGCCTGAAAAGGCTTTCCTCCCAATGCATCAATATGTTCTAACGATGGATCTTTAGGAGCATTGGGCGCTGGTGGTGGTAAAATTCTATCAATATCTTTTATTCCTAACGCTTCATACATTTTTCTAAATGCCATGTATAAATTGTGCATTTGTGGATTTGACATTGCCAGTTGCAATCCTGTTTGTGCCAATGTCAGTCTTTGAGACATTGAAAAAATGTTTGGATCAGCAACTGGAAGAATATCCACTCTTTCATCAAAATCAGCCACTTTAATATTTCTTTGTCCACCCACTACATCGTATGGATATTCGGGCGGAAGATACTGGGCAAATACTTTTGCCAACAGTTTAAATTCTTGTCTTAAGGCTACGTACAGTCGTTTATGGATTGCTGACATTACCCTTGAACCACGTTCTAAAAGAGCCACGGTCGTACCAACTGCCGCACCTTGGTTCCCGTCCCCGACCTGCATGTCAGCAATGGACGCGAATCTCTGTCCTGCTGTTACTACAATTCCCATCAGCTGCAATAATGTGGCTGAAGGTTCCTTGTAGGGTAAGAATACAAATGCATCTTTTAGATTACCGCCTGGAGTATCCACATCTTTGAATTCTCCTGGCTGTATTGGTGAAGCGTCGTCTTTAACTCTGACGCCCCTCTGTTTAAATCCTGCGGGTAGGTTTGATAATGTTCCTGCGTCCAGCAATTGACGGAGAGCAGACGTTGCCGTTCTGCTCAATCCGCCAATCATATGAATGAGTCCAAAGCCATAAAATCCTAGTCCTGGCAGAAATTTGAAGTGGACAAAATATTGAACTTTATTTCTTAATGGATCATTGGGCGCATAGTTCCTTCTAATTGAAAGAACCTTCTGACTGCCTTCTTCGACTGTTACGACGTAGGGCAGTTTGATTCCAGTCGGTTGCCCGTCTGGACCAATATCTTCGAAGCCTTCTAAATCCAGATTCACATGACACTCTAGAAGAGTATACATGGTTTCTGTTCTTGTTGATTTAGACGTTCCTTCTAATTCTCTTTGCTTGGTTACTACTGTATCTGCATCCGTTGCAGCAACGGGTTTTGTCAATTCAATATCTGAATAAAATCCTCCGACCTGTTGCTTTCTTAAAGCATTTTCAGACATTTTTAAAACATGGACCACCGATTCCGCATCGTCTAATGAGGTAGCCGTATACGGAACTACGAGGTCATCTGCAGGAACGAATTTTGATACTGCACGTCCCAGTAAGTCATCATAATATACTTTTTTAAAAGTAGAGCCGCTAAGCGGCAGATGAAATAACATTTGATCAAATTCAGGTTCGTATTCCTTCATCTGATCCATCAACTGATAATTCATGAAATCTTTTACTCTTTGCGATTGAGCTTCTTTGGCAGGATTGGATACTCCTAGAACTTGAGTTCTAACGGGTCCATCCGCTGGTAGCAATTCTTTATAAGCGAGCGCTTGAAACTGTGTAACCGCTTCAGCCAGAACGGGATGAGTAGCGCCGCTAGCCCCTTGAAAGGGCTCTGATCTATTATCGTATTTAAATCCTAAAAGATCCAGACCATTAACGTAGGACTGTTCCCAGTCCTTTCTTGACATTTTATAATCGGTATAGTCCGATCTTAACTGAATTCCAACGGGATTTAAAACGTCTTCTGGAAGTATATCGGCTAGATTGTCAAAGTGCGTGTTTGACTGTGCCTGATTGACTGAACTCGGTTCAAAATTAATTGTAGCGCCACCCTCTTGATCGGGCGTTACTTCTACGGGTTGCTGTGGTAATTGTCCCGCAATATCAACATCGGTTGGCGCCTGTGCAGGCGGAATTTTAATTTCGTGTCGAACATTCGGGAGTGTTTTATCTATGTCTGCCATTTATACTCCTAGTAATCCATATCATCAATATACAGCGAACGCAACCCTTGAGACATGGGCCCCGAATCAGGGGCCACGGTTCTTGTTAGGTTGGCGAGGCCGCCGGTTGCATATCTACCCACACCTACTGCTTGAGGGTATGAAAAACTAGCTCCATATAAAGGATGCATGTATTCCTTATGTAATAAATCTTCTCTTCCTTCTTCTTCTAAAATTTTTTCTCTATCAATTCTTTTATCTGTTGCTGCATAGGCAGCTCCTATCGGAGAAGTAAGCATAGACCATAACGGTCCTGCTTGTTCTTTTGCTAATCCTTCTTTTTTTATCTTTTCTCTTCCTTCTTCAGTAAAAGCATTAAGCAAATTCTCCATAACGAGCCAACGATCTGGTGCAGGTGTATGAGGAGCAAGAGATGGTTCTCCATGTTTTTTAGCAAGTGCTTTATTAATTAATACATTAGCTTCTTTTTCTTTTGCTTTATTTATCCAATCTATTGCTTGTACATCTTTTAAATATTCTCTTTCACCAAATTTTCCAAAAATACCTTCCCCCAAACCTGTCTGTAGTCCTTCAACAATATTATCAGATTCTGTCTTTAAATCTTTTATTTTTCCAGCTGCAAATTCTTTCATTGTGTTAACATTCCACCATTTGTCGTAGCCACCTAATTTATCAACAGCCCACTTATCACCAGCCGCAGCAAGTTGCCAAAACGTCGTCCAATTGTCATTTTTGTCTAACTGCGCAAATTGACTGAAGTACTTTTTATCCTCTTCGCTATACCCAGCTTTATCAGCATATTCCATAAGATTCTTTTCTTCTATTCCAAGATGTCCTCCCAGTCCTAAAGAATTATCAAACGCTTCCAGTAAATTTCTTCCTCTTCCAGATTCATACGCCATTCCAAAAGGAATATAAACTGCTTCACCCCACACAAGTCCTTTTCCAAACTTCCCTAGTTTTCTACCAGCGTTTTTAAAAAAATTCTTTACCGAAGCCAGTTTAGGATTATTATATGCCTTAAACCATTTTTCATCTCCCTTTGCATTAGCCATTCTTTTTTCAAGTTCACTTCTATACGCGTCAACTCCGCCTTCACTTTTTATTAAATCCATTCCACATTTTTTCGGACTTTTAGTTACACAAATCGGATTCATTCCATTAGCGCGTAAATAATCATTAATTCCAGTCAACGATGTCATTGCTTTTAATTGCTTTCTTCCTTCTTTCGATGCATACAATTCAGCAAAGGTTTTATGTCCTTTTTCCTGCGCCAAGGAAGTTGTAAGACTTTTAATTAGATTAGTTTTTTTAGTAACAACATCCGCCGTGCTTGAAAATATCGGCTTACCAGTTTTATCTGGTGTTATTTTTACACCCTTTAGGTAATCTCCATATTTTTTACTAAACTTATCTTTTAATGTATTCATTTCTCCAACAATTTTTGCTTTAGCATCAACAGTTGTTGCCTTTTTCCATTGATGAGCTAATTTGATTATTTCTTGATCAAACTGAGGGTTCTTTATTCTTGTATTAAATTCTTTAGATGTTGGGGTTAATTTTATGTATTCTATTTCATCAGCATATCCCAACTTAACCAATTCTTTAGGAATTCTGTGGTCAAACATAATATCATCAGCAATATTCAAAGCTTTCTTAGCTTCTGGCCATTTCTGTTTTACAGCATGACTAACTGCTTTTGCTGTTTCATCAAACATACTTTTATATTTAGAATCGACTCGGTCGCTTAAATATTTAACTAACTGCTCTGTTGGTAAATATGGATCTCTAAAAGCTGATATCTGTTTTAATACCTTTTCTCCAGAACCAGGAATAATAACTGATTTAGTTATTTCATTTGCAAGAAGTCTTGCTATTGGACCTCTTATTTGTTTATCAAAACCAAATTGGTTAAATATCTTACTACTTTTAATTTCATCTCTAATATCAAATTTTCCTCCTTTGGCCATAGGCATTGAAAGAAGTCTTTTAATTTCTTTTGTAATATTTTTTCTAACGTTTGGATTATTGGTATAGATTGCGGTTTTAAAAATGTTATTTAATTGATTATAATTATATCCAGCTTTAACACCTTCTGTAGTTCCTAAAATTGTTTCTTTAAACCAATTGCTAAAAGGCACACTAGTTCTTTTTCTTTTTTCACCCACATTAAGTCTTTTAAGAGTTTTTATTAAATCATTATTTGTGCCAAAAGTTCTAATAAATGCTTTTTTAAATTTATCAGGATCTGCATATCTTGAAGAATTTTTAATAATCCAATTTTCAGCTTTTTTATAAAAATCTCCTGCTCTTGGGGAAGCACCTACTCCAGGCTTCGTTCGCACTTCCATATCAATATAAGCTTCTCTATCATCAAACAAATTTAAAACAGTATCTTCATCTAAACCCGTCTTTTCAACAAGTTTATCAAGATATCCACGAGTATTCTCTTTAGCCCTAGTTATATTATTGCTATACTTATAATCTTTAATAAATGTAATATCATCTTTAGCATAAGAATTTAAAACAGCATCAGCAAATTCATCAAAACTACCAGCTACTGGTTTTTCCCCCTGATACCCCTGCCTCCCGACTCCAGGCTGCACGAGCTGTCCGCCCTGAAGCCCGATCCGTGGTTCCTGGGCCGTGATTCGTGGTCCTTCGTACATTTCTATCATTTTATTGATGTATTTTAATGGATTCATTATTCCCCCAGCATTCCTGCAAGACCGCCTGTTGACTGTTTAGTTCTATGTTTGATTCCCTGTTTTACAATTTCAGAAGCCTCTTCCATACTTTTGCCTCTTTTGCCCAGCTCAAAATACTGATCTAGAGTTGCCAGAACTTCCGCCTTTCTTTGCGGATTGTCATCAATAAGAATCTTATTCAAAAGATCGTCCGTGATGCCTGGGTATTTTTGTTTTATCATGGCTCTTTCGTTTGAAGGAGCAAACTGAGACGCACCAAAATTTTCTGAAGTAATTGGATCACCTTTTTTTATAAATCCGTGTGGTTTTTTTACTTGGGCCTCGACTTTTGCAAACGCCTCTTCAGCATCGATTCCAAAATACTGATTCGCGCCTTTGTCAAACTTTCCAGTTTTTCTAAATTTTTCTGATAGCTTGGTAAGATTGTCATGCTGCACTATTCTTTGTTTTTCGGTTAAACCTTTAAATATTCCTTCGCCGCGTCTAATTTGATTGGAAGATTTAATGAATAACATTTCAATAAACTTTTTCCATGCAGAACCGCCCGCGAACATCGGAACACGTCCGCCTTCTTTATGAAGAAAACGTAGAGCCCGATATTTGTTTATGTAATCTTTTAAATTTCCTCTCCCTCCATAGTCCTTGTACAATTTAAAATCTTCCATTAACTGGTTCAGGGATTTATCTATATCTGCAGCTATTTCCGTATCACCAATACCACCCTCGCCTAACGGAACACGGCCCCCGGATGCATATGGATCATAATCAGGTAAAAGATCACTTTGAGCTGATGGATCATTATTTATTTTAGTAACTTTGTCTATCTTTTTTTTAGCCACTTCTTGTTCTAATTTAGTTAATTTTTTACCAGTTGCATATTGTTTTAATTTACTTGTATCACTAAATAAATAATCAACCATTCCTACTACATTTTCGCCTTCAAAAGTTATTTTAGCATCATCAGGCCCTATAGCATGACTTTCAGGATAAGATTCTACTGCTTCAAACTTAGGTTCTGTTTTTACAGGACCTTTTTTAGTTACCATTTTTTGAGGCGCTGTATATTTAAAATCAACACCAGCTTCCGCCATTGAGTCAGGTGTCTTGTAGGATACTTCAATAGTACCTTCATCTAAATTTTGATGAACAGTTACTTCTTCAAAATCATCTAATTTTTTAGTATGAACAATTTCTCTTTCCTTCGTTGCAAATTTCTTAGTGACATCATCACCTTCTTTAATAACTTTATTTACAAGAGGCTTGAACCATGGTGGCATATAACCTACTCCTACTTGTTCAATTGGAATTTGAGTTAATGACTCTACAACTTGTTTTTTACCACCCCCTTTTAACAAACCAAACAATCCAGATTTCGCGACGCCAACTCCTGCGGCCCCTGCTCCCATCATTTGTAAAAATTTTCTTCTTGCTGCATCCAGTACAAACTTACCAGCACCAAGAGGTACTCGTCCACCGTCCGCGTATGTCGGTTCACCGAGCATGCCTGCGAGTCCGCCGTATGCAAAATCATCGGGATCAAGAATTTCTGGAATGTATTCTGAATCCTTGGCCATTTTTTCTCTTTCAGCTTTTAATGCAGCTTCGTATCTTCTACGTCTAATTCTTTCGATTGTTTTTTTGTTCAATCCTTCTAATTTTGTTTTTATTTGTGCCTCTGTTTTCACAAGAGTTGGTTTTAATTTTTCATCCATCATCATTTTCTTAACTAACTCAGGATGTTTAAGGTCACTTGTATCTATATTAATTTGAGGTTTACCACTTAATTTTTTTGTATGCATTTCAAAAAAATGATCAATAAGATCTTCTCTGCCATCTTTTAGCATTGCTTCCAATGTTGCTTTTGGTGGAATTGTTTGTTCTGCCGTTGGTGAAACATTTTTAACTAACCAATCTATTTTTTCATTGTGTGTTAATTCAACATTTTTACCGCCCAGAATAGGTTTACTGGTATCAATTTTCTTTCCAGTTAAATCGAAAACTTCTCCTTTTTTAACAGTTGTTTCTATTGGTTTAGCCTGTTTTTTCCAGGCTAAAAAATGTTTAAGCTGATTTTCACTAATTCCACCTTTATATCCCTGACTTTTCCCAACATCAAAAATTTCTTTAGCTGTAATCCTGATATCAACACTTTCTAGACCTTTAGGGAACCGTTTGTTTTGTTTAACAAATATTCTTGTTAAAAGTTTAATAACATCTGCAATTTTAAACATTAGTAATAAATCCGTTTTCTGGGCTGTTGTTTTTTATCCTTATAGTCTTCGGGGTGCTTGATTAGTCCGCCCTGCCTGAAGCGCATTACAGCCATGGTCATAGAATCGACCAAGTCGTCATGATCACCGTGCGGAAATGCAGCGCACTCCTCAATAACTTCCTCCGCGAATTTCTGCTCCGGCGCCCATATCATTCCGGACTCAAAAAGCGGCGCGCACGTATTTACTCTTACATGTTTATCATTCCCTTTGCTAGGGGTAAAATTAGTTACTGGAATATCCATTTGTCGGAGCTCGTACGTTAGCGGCAGCCCCGAAGCCTTCGCTTCCACGATTACCGATTCCGGATTCCAGTATTTATACTGTTCCAGAGCCCTTCTTCGCAGTTCCGGAAATTCATAACGTCCCTTGACGGCGTCTAACAGGATAAGATTGGCTCCGCTATCCTGATCCGGGAAAAATATGCCCCAGGTTGTGATTGCCGAAAAATCCGCCGTTTCTTTTTTCATAAAAGCGGTATCATACGATTGAATGACGTGTTGCAGTGGCGGAATTCTATTCTCTTTCCATTTACGCCACCATTCCCGTTTTATTAACGCGCCTTCCTCCGATGTTGGTTTCTGCATCCACTGCGCGTTCCATTTTGCAACCGGAAGCGTCGCTTTTACTTTTTCCAGCTCGTCTTTGTTCCAGTATTCAGGCCAGACTGGTCCGTGGTCCATGAGCGCCGGAAATTCGATCACGTCCCACTGGTCTCCCTTCACTTCCTTCTGCGCTTTGAGCAGCATTGCCGTTAAATCTTTCGTTGACCATCTTGTCATAACCAGAACGATGCTTGCGCCTGGTTGAAGTCTTTGTCTTGGTCCGCTGGTATACCATTCGTAGGCGTTTTCCAATGCAGAAGGCGAAAGCGCATCCTGCTCCGAGTGGGGATCGTCAATAATCAGGAGGTCCGCACCACGGCCCGTGATTGCTCCTCCAACGCCGGCAGCAAAGTACTCGCCGCCCTGGGCAGTCTCCCATCTTCCGGCCGCCTTAGAATCTTCCTGCAGGCGCGTGTCAAAAATTTTATGATAGTCAGGAGAATCAATCAAGTGCTTGGCTTTACGGCCAAACTTAATGGCAAGCTCTCCCGTGTGCGTGGCCTGAATGATTTTGAGTTTTGGATTACGGCCCACCATCCACGATGGCAGCAGATAGGACGCAAATTCTGATTTTGTATGCCTTGGAGGCATATTAATGATTAGCCGCTTCAGCTCGCCGGTTGCCAGTTTATTAAATTTTTCTGCAACAAGCCGATGATGAGACCCTTCTATGAAATCAGGCCATACACACTTGACAAAAGACAAGAAATCATTCTTGGCTTTGTTCTGAATCTTTCTTTGAGCGTATAGAACTTGAAGTTGTTTAAAGGTCTTTCTAACATCTGCAGGTAGCTTACTTATGTCTACTTGATTTAAATTCATAAATTTTTTTTAAAATTTTTTTAGCATCACTATAGATGTTCAAAACGTTTTTACCAGCATTGGCTCTCCAAATCAAGCAATACAACCTAAAGTTGTGGGACCCCTTTTATATAAAAGGGGGTAAGGGGGGCGCGAATTTTTTCGCGTTGAGATTGTGTTTGGTACCTCTATTGTAATGGGGCGCGATTCGCGTGATGCGTGTTGCATAAACTACATATGTAGTTATTGCATAGGATAAAAAACGAGGCGCAATCTCTTGCGCCTCGCTACAGGTACTATCGGGATGATAGTTCTTTAATGTATTGTTCTTTGTGATTGTTCTTCTATGAAGTCTGTATATTTATTTGTCTTCATTACATCATCCATTAATTGAGGAAGACATAACAAAGCCATGACGTAACTCGCTTTCTTCTTACCAATCTTCTTGGTAATTTGTTCTATTCTATTTGACTTGTCCTGTGTGTCTTTGCCATCATGAACATACAACGCGCCAACTATAACATCTGAACTTAAATGTTCTGGTGCGTTTAGTTTTTCACACGCGTCTATTTTTGGTATTGTCATATTTATTCTCCTGTATTTAATGTGTAATTACTATCACGATATTGTTCCTCGGTCAACGGTCTTTGTTCCTTTGTTATTCCATTCACATAAATATATTCACGCGTATCATTCTGATAATCAACCCAGTTATAATCTTTGTACCACGCATTTTGTTCTGTTAAATGTTTTGCTTCTGTTATTCTTCCAAAATGGTCAATGGCTCGGTCAGCAAATTCATTTGCCCAATCATTATAACAATTCATTGAACAAAAATTATCATTGCCATAATAAAAACTACTTCTTCTTCTAGTTTGATAAGTCTTACTACCTTGCGTTCCCTTAATCCTGTCTTTAGTTTTATAAGTATGACACTTTGAATTTTGACAAAATTTCATCTAATACCACCAATCCAAAACATAGCAAATAAATAAATAACAAAACAAATTATCATTATTGTTTCAGTTCTACTCATTTTTATCTCCCCTCATTTCTCCAATGCATTTAGCATGGCTCTCTAAAACTTTCTCAAGTTTAGATATTCTTTGTTCTAACTTGTCAACTACTTTAAATAGTATTGTCAAATCCCCATCAACGTCTTTAATATTATTTAATTGCATTTAATCTCTCCTGTTTTTTTATTTCTTTTTTGTTTTTATAATCTTGCCAGAAAAAATAGGCGCAACTAAATGTTGCGCCTAAAATTATTAAAAGTAAATCCTTAAACATTACTTTCAGTTTCCTCTATTTCTTTTTTTACTTTTACTTCTTGTTCTCCCAAAAATATTTGCATATCTTTAATCATAAGTAATCTACCATATAGTTGTCCTGTTCTAGACATATTACTAAATGATTTTGATAAATCAAATAACTCATTTGAAATTGCACTTGGTTTTTTATTTATTTGCATTAGTTTATTCTCCAGTCAGTTATTTTATTTGTAGCATTTCTGTACTGGTCTACTCCAGCTAGTTCTGTTGCTTCTAAATCTAAATAGCATAAAACTTTATGACCAGCATTTGCAACGTACTCTCTACACTTGTTAGTCCATTTGCCCTGTCTTGTTACACTTTCACCATTTTGCTTTGTGTAAGTGATTTTAAACGTGTCGTTATTTTCCATAGTATTTCTCCTGTATTTGTTAATTATGGCTATCCTACCATAGATAGGATAGCCATGTCAAGTCTTATTTACTCATGCTTTGTTGTTTTTCGTATTCTACTCTAGCGAGTATTTTGTCCTCTCTACTGATATTCTTGTTTTTCATTCCCTTAATTCTATCAGCTAAATTATCAGGATTATAAATTGTCAATCCAGTTGAATTGACTTTTATAATTTCATGGTCTTGCACATTCAAATCAAGATTATTGCAAAGTTTAATCGCTTCATCTAAAAAGCGATACATTTTCAAACCAGTTTTAATTTCTTTCATCTGGTTTAAAATACTTTCAATCCATTTTTCGTGTGCCATGATTAATTGACCTTTGGCTTGTTGCCAAATCATCAACGTGTCAAACTCTTGCTTACTACATGGCATTTGTCTATCACGACAATATTCCCTACCAATTAAGTCAAGTTTGTATTCATCATTCCACTCTCTTGCAAAACGATTTCTTCCCTCATCACTACTTGAGTATGTTCCAAGAAATTTATTGTTTGCGTCTTGAAACTTTCTTTGGTGAGGATTATTATCCTTATCTTTCATCTCAACATTGATGTCTGGGTTGCAATTTTCTTGCCCTTTCAAATCATCTCTAAAATAAGCATAAGCAAAGTCATGAGATTGAAAATCTCTTTCTTCTCCCTGTCTGTCTATGCCATCAATGTCACCATCAATTTTAAAGTCAAAATGTTTAGTGATATGTTCTTCTTTGCCTTCTTCATTTGTACCCATATACCCAAAATGAAAACAGCTATCAGGTGCGATAGTATTTACATTTTCATATTTGTTTTGAAGGTAATATGCTTTGTTCACATCATCTTGGGGATATTGTCTGCGAACAATAGTTTCAGCAAGTTTCCATGATTTATCTTGAAGTGATTTAAAATCATTTCTTAAATCATGAAACTTTCTTCGTTCTTGCGTATCTTCTGCCTCTAGGTGTACTCTCATACGATTACTGATTTTATTTCTTAATTCAGTATTTAGTCGTATTCTTCTTTGTGGTTTTTCCATTTTTTTATCCTTTATATTTATTTGCATTAAAAGAGTTTTAGCACTTGACATATCTTCTGTCAAGCATTATGTTGGATATATCTATAAAGCTATAGATTTGATCTCTATGTTATTTATAGATGGGACATATCCCTGTCGTGCTGAGGAAACAGCAATGTATTCCATGTAGCGATTGGGACTGATCCTGAGCCCTATTCGCAAAAACAGCTGTTGTAGGGCTCAGGATCAGTAAGGAAAATAAAATATGGGGGAAACCAGAATAATCCCTAGGCTATATGAAAGCCGAGTCCACTGGTACTGATCGTCATTAGTAATAAGTCCTGCCTGGACCAGCAATGGTCCAGGTTAAAAAACATGAAAGGAAAAATATGAGTACATGGCACAACACTATGAACAGTAGAATAGATGAAATAGTTAAAAGCTTAAGGAAAGAAATCAGAAATTATTG